AAGCTTTGGTGTATAAATATTTGTTATCTCTTACCAATATCGGGTAATTTAGGTATGTTTAAATCAATTCCACCTTCAATAACATTATGATTCATAGATAGTTTCATTAGCTCTTCTTTGGTTGATATTAATTTCATCAAACCCATTTGCAAAGTTGCGTTTTCTGATTTATACCATTTAGAACGCATTGATACTTTAATCTCTGTTTTGACTTTTAACAAAGCATCTTTTATAGAGTCAAGTTCGTTAAGTTTATGCTCATAAAAAGTAGGTTTTGAACATGGCAAATAACAAATAATATCTTCAATAAAGAATAGTTTATATTTCTCTATTGCTGCAAGTGATTGTTTTTCTAAATCTTTAGTATTGTATGCCATTTCTTTTAATTATTAATGTAGGGTCTAGCTTTCTCATTCTATCAATTATTACTTGACAATACTTTGGGTCTAACTCCATTATAAAAGTTTTAATATTCTTTTGCTGACCTGTAACCATTGTAACACCAGAACCTCCAAAAAAATCTGCAATAGTTTTTATTTCTTCTTTAGTTTTTGTTATGCAAAAATCAACTAATGAAACAGGTTTTTGTGTTGGATGTATTCTATTTGTTTTTTCGGATGCTTGAGTAAATTGTCTTACAACACTTCTTATATTTGTCCAAGCCAACTCGCAATCAGTTTGGTCATTTCCTCCGTTGTTTTTATCCCAAACAAGCCAACATTCACTGTCTGGTAAACATGAACTGTAATAATTAGCACCCCACCAAACGTGTTTTGATTTTTTATATAATTTATATATTAAATTAAAACTATCCCTTGCAACATCTGTATTATCATCTCCTAATATATCAACACCATATCTCTCTTTTAAAACACCGCTTTTAGAAACAGCATTCATTCCATAAGGAGGGTCTGTATGTACTAAATCTGGAATAACTCCTTGCATTAATTTATCAATATCATCAACATCTGTTGCACTTCCACAAAGCAAACGATGCTCTCCAATCTCAAACAAATCTCCTAAAACGATATCTGTTTCAGTACCGCCTTCTTCAACTTCAAAATCATCTTCTTCAGCTTCTAAAACTTCATCTTCTTCAAATAAAGGAATATCTAAACCCCAATCTGTAACTTCATCAGCATCCCAATCTTTAGATATTAATTCCCAATCCCACTCACCAAATCCTACGTTATCTTTTATAATAAATTCTCTTTGTTGTGCTTCGGTAAAATCAGAAACTTTTATAATATGCACTTCTTTTAAACCAGCTTCTTTACAGGCTTTTAAACGCATATTACCACCTAGAACAATCATATCATCATTAACAACGATTGGTCTAACCTTTAGCATTTCTGGAAATTATTTTATAGAATTTACTAATTTCTTAAATTTATCATCTTTTAAAATACGTGGATTGTTAGGGTTTGTTTTTATACTATTAATAGGCGTTAAAATACTATTCATAATTAAATATTCTAGTTGGATGCATATTATTCAACTTATTTATTAAGAGTGCGTGGTCAGATTCGAACTGACGAAAAATAGTTTTGCAAACCATCCCCTTAAACCGCTTGGATACACGCACAAATTTAATCAATTAGACACAAAGATAGTGTTTTTACTTCAATAAATAAAATATATTTATATAGCTTTTAAGCCGTCTATTTTTATCAACCACCCCGTAATATCAATAATTCTTTAAAGTCGCTTAAACTCTTTACGATTGCGTATGTGTGTTTTAAATTAGTTATTTTGCGTTGGAACTTTATTTGTTTTTCAGATTGTTTTCCTTTTGGCATTTTTACCTCTACAAATAAAATTTTTGAATTAGGCATAATTAATATCAAATCTGATACACCAGCTAAAACTCCTGTATTTTTTAATCTTTTTGCTTCAATTATATTTCTTGATCCACCATTCGGTACTGCAAATATTAATCCTGTTGGGTAATTTTGCGAAAAATAAAGGAATATTTGCTGTTGAATTTTGTCTTCAGTCATGTTTTAAGTAGTGTTTTGGTTTTAGGTAGTGCTTAATGTTTTAATTTTTAGATAGTTAGCTATTTTAGCACTACCTTTTTTATTTTCAAACTTATTTTGTTGCGTTTTATTTCATTATGTAATAATAATATAATGTGTAATATATAGTTTATTATAGTATAATTAAGGTATTTAGGTAAACTACTTAATAGTCAGCATTTTAGCCACTACCTTACCACTACCTTTTTACCAATAAAGGTAGTGTTTTGGCTAAAAAGGTAGTGTTTTATGGGATATTTGTCGAAATCTTGCCATATAATTTAATTCCTTTCTTCTGGATTCCGTTATTTGAAAAGGTAGAGTATTTCAATTTATTTTTGACAAATATGTTATTTACGTCATATTTTGACACATTTATGGAGGTGTGCAAGTTCAAATAGTTCAATACCTCACCCTTATTAAGAATAAATTTGCTAGGGAAGTCGTTACTTTCATTTAGACTAAAGAAATTAAAAAACAGTTCTTCGATTGGCATTGATTCAAGGTTATTTTGCGTGTTATCCTCTAAATAAGCTATTTGTTTGTCCGTGTATATCTTCCAGTCGAAATCATTAATGTAAAGGTCGTACACCTCGTGCCATAGCTTATCTGTGTCAATAGCAATCATTTTATCGTAATCAATCTTCTCAACGTTAATAGGTAGTATTCGCCTGTTACCTGTTACGTCCTTTAATATGTCACTTTCATTTGATGTTCCGCAAAGTGAAGCACGTCTTTTCATTTTAGAATAATAAGCGGAGTAAGGCAGACGTATATCAATTAGGTTTGTATCTGCTATTTTCTTGAAGTCTTTTACATCTTTGGATGCTAACCCACCAAACTCATCATCTAAGACAAGCAAACCTTTAATAAGGTTGTAAATACTGTCTTTATCTTTTGCGTCTATCTTATGTTCTATCAGATACTTTTGCAAATCCTTTGGTAATAGGTTTCTAAAAAATGAAGTCTTACCTGTTCCCTGTTTCTGTCCGCATAGCACTAAAGTCAAGGGAGAAACCTTAGTCTCTGAATTATGAGCCATCCAATTGTGGACGCATCCAACTAGCCACTTCTTAAATACCCAATAGTTATATTCATTTCTTGGCTCGATACAATTAACATACTGCCTAATATATCCTTTTTCAGCATTTTCCACTCCTTTAAAGAAATCTTTAACAGGACTTGACGTCTTTGTGTATTCTGAATTAATCATATCCCTAACATCTGATTTCATAGGTTTAAAGTCAAAATAGTTTTTACATGCGAAGTAGATTGTATTTAATTTAGTGTCATCTAGTAACTTGTTTTTAACAAATATTTCATTTGTAATTCCATCACGGAATGGTTGGTAATTTTCTTGTATAAAGTTCTTCAGTTGCTCTGATTCAGGAACATCATCATCTGATTCTTTATAATCTTTTTTACTCTCAATTAATTGGTTGATCAAACCTTCATCTGCATCGTCTATCTTATTTATTTTAGATAGTGATTTTTTAACAGATTCGAGTGTTGGCGTGCCTTGGCTTTTTGCGACTGACACACGTTTAATTGTTGACTTTGTTTTTTCGCTGTACAAAGTTAGACCCGCTTCTTTTGCGTAATAATAAATAGTAGAAATAGAAACTTTGCCGTTTGTTCTTAAAAAACCTTTATAATGTTTCTCTATTTTATCTTCTTCATATTTAGATCCATGTTGACAGATAGCTTTGAAATATTGCAAACCTCCGCTACCATATTGTGAAGCAATTGCAAATCCTATTCTAATATATCTATCGTAGTCATCTTGGCACAAATCTATATTTTGCGCTTGGATTTGATTCATTATGTTTTGAAAGTCATCCTCTACAAAAATAAAGTTATGTTCAATTTGCTTAACTTTTTTTGAACGTGCTATAAATTTTGAAGCATTCTCATTAAAGAAAAGATATGGATCATAAGATAAATATCGCAATCTGTTTTTATTCTTACAGGAATTATCAATTAAGACATTGAAGTTATCCCAGTAATATTGAGCGAGGTCGTTAAATGATTCAAGGAATTTGTTAGTATTAATTTTTACAAATACACAAAGTCCAGAGCCACCAAAAGAACGGTGTGAAACAAAAGTATATTTATCTTTATTTATTTCGTTAAGGGTTTGCAGGTTTACATCGTCATCAATATCTAGGACAATTAATCCGTTCAGCTCTTTTATATTGTCTGCTCGTTTCGTTCCGTTATTCATTACGGCAGAACCAGTTATGCACGGGGCCATTGCTTTAATGCTTTTGTATTTTTCTTTATCCTTTTTGTTTGCTCGGGCCTGCAAAACTAAATCTTGATACTTACCGATTTTAATTGCATCAATATAATCTTGCAAATCAATATCTATTTTTTGCAGGGATTTTACGCTTGAGTACTGGCTAAATTTTATCATAGTAATTATTTAATTTTGTTATTAATTTTGTTCTTAAATATTGTAAGGTTCTGTTTGATTTTGATTCTAAATTATTAATTAAGTAAATAAAAGGTTCTCCCATAATTTTATTTATTCTTTTTTTAAACACGCCATTGTTTAAAGTATTTTCAAAATTACCTTTAGAAATTTTGTAATTTACGAACAAATCAAAGGTTTGATTGATTAAAATCTTGAAGGCAAAGTTAATACTTTCGTTAATTGAATTAACATAAGCAACTATTTTAATACCCTTTGGGTAAATCGTTTTTATTTTAGTTGCTTTAATTTTGTTATCACTTATTACTTTTTCTTTTCTTCCTTCTCCTTTTTTTTGTTCATCTTCTATCTGCAAAGCTCCACAAACAGGACAATTAACATCAGATTTTAATATAGTGATATCACACTCTATACATTCTGTTACATCATCTAGTTGCTCTTTTAATTGTTTTGGCGGTTTAAAACCATGAAAAAATATCTTATTCCAATCTCTTGTTTTTTCGCTCCACATTCCAAACCTGTCAGAATTACCACCACCATCAATAAAAATAAAACGATCCTTAAATATTTTATTTGTAATTCTTGCACCTCTACCAGCTATCTGTATAAATAAAGAAAGAGAAGCTGTTGGTCGTGCAAGAATTATACACTCTACATCAGACACGTCAAAACCTTTCGTAAAACAACCAACATTTAAAAGGACGGCATCACGCTCATTTTTAAACCATTCAATTAAAGGGTTGCGTTCTTTATTGTTAGAATTTACGCTATCATACATTTTTGCGTTAATATCATTCTCTTTAAATAAGTCGTAAATAGCAAGGTTTGTTTTTGTATTTGCATTGAAAATCATTGTTTTTTTACCCTTGCAAAGTTCCATGTAATTATGAAGGATATCAATTTGCACCTCTTCCTTATCGTAGTTTTCCGCAATAGATTTGTTGGTAAATTCGCCAGAGCTATCTGTTTTAAGTTTTGAATTATCAACGTCAATAACATAAAGCTCTTCATCAACTAAAAAATTATTCTCAATCAAATAGTCTACTCCGACACCCACGCTAATATCATCATACACCTCTGACATTGATTCTTCTTTAGTCCATATTTTCATTTCATAACCACAACAATAAGGGTCTGTATCTTTTACAAATTCCTGTTCATTTTTACACTGGTTGCACTTGTGGAATTTATGACGCTTTAATCTTACAGGGGTCGCTGTAAATCCTAATATCTTGGCGTTTGGCACGTAGTCAAAAAGTTTATTAAATACCCAAACGTGCGCTTCGTCAACTATCAAATATTTAAAACGGTGCAGTAATGTTTCTTTTTTTTGCACTCGATTAAAAAGAGTTTGCGCCATTGATACCACTACTTTGTTAGGAGGAAATATTTTGTTTTTACTTTCAAATGTAGCAACATCCAAACCTATTTTTTTAAAAGTGTTATAGGTTTGCTCTATTAATTCCTTGCTGTCGACTAGAACTAAAGTATGTGTATTAAAGTGTTCGATTAGCTTTGTAAATATAACAGTCTTACCTCCACCTGTAGAAAGCTGTACACAAAGTTTGTCGACTAATTTGCTTTTAAAAATTATGTTTTCAAATAGACTTTTTTGATATTCTCGTAATTCCATAAAATAAAAAACCTGTTTAATCATCAGGTGGTCGGCTGAATCATAAACAGGAATTTAATAAATAAGTTAATTGAGCGACCACTCTCGATGGCAAATATACAGTAAATTATTTAATATTCTTATTAAAAAATCTTCTAATAATATAACAACAATTGGCATTGAAGGAGAAGCTTGGTTTTTCGCTAAAGAAGTCTGTGATTTGTTAGGAATAAATAATTCCAAACAAGCTGTTTCAACTTTAGATGACGACGAAAAAAGTAGCGTTAGTTTTAATGACGGAACTTATACTAACGTTATAGGTAAGCGTAAGTCCATATTTTCAAAGTTTGCTGAGTTTAATTTTAGTTTTTCCATATCTATAAATTTAGTGTGTTTTAATCAAATTACGCATCATACACAAACCGTTTCCTACAAGTGCTTAGGCTTGTGCTAAACTTAAAGGTTTGTGTTTATCATCCCGTAATAATATTTTTTTCTTCCCTTCTTTTTTCTCACTCATACCTTTTAAAATATGCGTTATAACATCTACAGTCCAACCATTACCAAGCATTTTATAACGCTGGCTATTGCTTACGTGGTTTGTGTAATTATCTGGTGCTGTTTGCAATCTTTCACATTCAATCGGTGTTAGTTTTCTTATATATCCTTCAATCAAAATTCCGTGTTTATCTTGAGCGGTTAAGGTGTAAAATTTTTTACCAGTATTAAACCTTTGTCCGTTTTGTCTTTTCTCAACTCTATCAGGAGTAATACATCCAAATAAATATTGACCCATTTTCGCTGCACCACCACCAGCTTCACCACATAAAGTAATTGCTTTATCGTGTACATAATAAACCCTATTTGCTTGACTATCTTTTCTAAAATAACCAACCTTTCCACGTTGTACTTCTTTATCTAAAATTTGCAAGGTTTTATCAAATGGTACAATGTATTCAGCGATACAAACAGATATTTTTTGCCCTTCGCCTTTATTGGTGGTTAAAGTTCTTGATTTGTCTTTTAAAACAGAATACACATCGCCATTCATTCCCTTTCCAGATGGGTTTACATTAAAGTTTGGTATTTCAACATCTAAAACTTCATCATTCAATTCGTGTATAATATCCTTTAATAAAATTCCTTTGTCGATTGGTTGTTCAAGTCCTGGTATATTGGTCCAATAAAGCCGTTTTCTATTTTGAGCAGATAAAAGATTACTATTTATTTCAATCGGTTCACAACCCATATATTTAGATATTATGTCCTGGTATTCCTTTTTCATCTTCACATTTTCCAATAAGAAGTATTTAGGTTTCAGCTCTCTTTTAAGCCTTACAAATTCAAAAAACAATTTACTTCTTTGGTCTTCAAAATTTAGCTGTTTACCTGCAAAGCTAAATCCTTGGCAAGGGCTTCCACCTGCTAATAAATGTATTTCATTGTTTAGCATTTCTTTAGTAACAAATTCCACGTTTCCAACTTGTATAGTATTTGGGTAATTGGCTTGTGTTACTTTCATTGCATACTTATCAATTTCAGAAGCAAAGTATTTATTTACTGGTATTCCTAATTTATCAAGTGCAATCTGCAAACAACTCATTCCGTCAAAACAAGACATTACGTTAAGTTTTGCTTCCTGCGTCAGCAATTTGCCATCGCTCAAAAAAATATTATTACTAAGTTTCGTCATTATTTTAAAGTTTTGTTATTATCAATCGCACCAGTCAGGTAACACAGTATAAAATCCATTGCCGAAAAAGGCAACGTATCTTATACTTACCGTTATCATTTTTTTAATTTTTTTTCTAGGGTTTCAATTTCTTTCATAATTGCAAAACGATTTTTAATGCTCATTTTTTTCACGTTTTCATTGTAGTAAATGATAAGATTCATCAAATAGTTGTTAAAATAAAAATATTCTCCAACATTCATTTTTTTGTTTTAAAATGTTTAATTGAAAAATTAACAGAATAATCAAACTTTTTCTGTAAATCTATAAAGAATAATGATTTACTAACTGTGCTATCTTTATAAATTTCGTCAAAAAGTGGCAACATTAATTCCTGTAATTCTTTTGCTTTGTTTAAAATATTATCAGATACTTCTTTTAATTTATCTTGTTTTTTTTTATCTAAAATATTGTCTACCTCCTGAATATATAAATCCATTAACACAAAAGTTTTAAATAGTTTTTTTTGTTCTTGGGATATTATTTGTGTAATTGGTTTATTCATTTTTTTAATTTTAAATACACTTTTAAAAGTCTGTTGTAATAAGGTAAATACACCGCCTTACCGCTGTTCATTTTTAACAAATGTATTTGCGTGTGAACATATTTTTTTAAGTCTGTTATTTTTGTACAACAATCTAATTGTAAAACATTCTCTTCAAACTTATAGTCTGAAAAGAATGTTTCTATTTTTTTAAAAGTTACCATCTAAAAGGGCGAATCATCTGGCTCCTCCTCAATTGGCGCATAGTTTTCGGTTGGTGGCATCGGAACACTTGGCGCAGATTCTAGCTTGTCAATTCTAAAACTTTGCAAAGAAGTATAAAATTTATCCTTCCATTCGTTCGTTTTAACATTAAAAGAAACTTTTACTTCCTGTCCCTCTTTTTGATACTTGGTTAAATTTTCCACCTTTTCAGAACCAAAAACTTCAAAGCAATAAATTTGCTCTCTACCTTCATATCCATCGTTATTAACGACTATAAAGGATTGCTTCTTCCATTCCTTATCAGATTTACTAAACCCACTTTCCACTGGTAAAAACTTCTTAATTACTCCTGTAATTTCTAAACTCATAATTTACTTATTATTTAACATTAATTCTAATACTACTATTGTTTTTTTTATATCTTCTGAAAACTGACCTTTTTTGTTCACTCTGTCAATTCTTTTAATTGCGTCAAATTGGTATGCATTCCAACCACGTTCTACGGCTATTTTATAAAGACTTCCGTATTCATTATTATAGTGGTTAGGTGGTTCTAAATCGTAGTGCAATCCATCATTTCCATTTTGTGCAATTGCACGCTCTCTGGTTTCTTTTTGCAGTTCTTCATACTTTTTAAGTGTGTCGCTCATTTTTAAAATTTTAATGATTCTTTATTATTGTTAATTTTTAATAATAATTCGTTTGCAAATTGTAAAGATAATTTTACAACATCTTTAATTGGCATTAATTTAGGACGTGCATTTGTACCAATATTTACTTCACTTTCTAAAGTTAATTCCTGCACAAAGTTTTTAATACTTTCAGGACGAAAGGCGCAAAAGTAAATCTTTTCTAGTTTTGGATTAACTGTAAAATAATGGCAAAGTTGGTGTATATTTTCTAAAGGGATCTTATTTGTGTATAAAATTTCAGTATGTTTTTTTCTTCTAAAACATTTAGTTTCTACGGCAACTTTTAAATCCTCTGTCAAACCATCTGGAGAAATACCGAGAAGTTCGTTCTCCTCACTTTGTAGCCATCCGAATGCTTCAAACTTATATCCTGTATATTTTTCTACATACTCAACGGCAAAAGGTTCTAAATCATTACCCATCTCCATTGCTTCCGATTTATAACTATCGCTAGGCTCAAACTCTTCTAAATGTTGACTCAACAAATCTATAAATAAAGTGTCTCCTTTAGTGTGTAAACCTTTACTAGCTGTACCACCAATTTTCCCCCATTTAATTTCAAACCATTCTATACTTCCCTGTTGTAATTCTTTATTTAAAATCATTCTTTAGTTTTTCTTTAAGAGCGTTAATAGTTGGTAATGTCTTTTCTTCTTTGCTTAATTTACCCCAGTTAGCAATTAACTCATCTAAATCTTTAGAGCTGTTTAGAATTGTTAAACCGTTTTGATCTGATATTTTTACTTTAGGATAATACTTTTTAAATCTTGCTACAAATCCGTGACGTCTATCAGGTTTTGCATATAAAATTAATTCCTTATTTAGCCAATCCTCTATAAATTCGCTCTTAAATTCTTTAGTACAAAAATCTCCATTTGTATTATTTAGGATTAAAGATTTATAAATATTTTTATTTGTTTCGCAATCAACCAAATTAAAACCCGTTTTTATTATTTTTTCTTGATTATTTTGATCGAAAGTTTCAGAGTTTTTAAAACCTACAATTTTAACAATCATTTCAGGACGTAAACCTTTGTTAATTGATATTCCAAATTTTAAATCTTCGCCACTAATATATCGGCTGTCGTTGTTTTTTTTCCAGTGTGTTTTTTTTTCCATTTTATTAATTATTTCTATTGTTATCACTACATTGTTTTGAGCAAAATAATTTATCATCTGCTATTGGTTTGCTGCACTCGTAGCACTCGTTTTCTAATTCATCTTCTAATCTGTGATCGTACACTGTCATTTAATTATCGTTTAAAAATTCGTTAAAATAATCTCTTGCTGTTTCTATCTGTTGATCCGTCATTTTTACGCTTGATTCTACAAATACGTCATTTCTCAAATCATAAGTAATTATTTGCTTGAATGAATTAACGGTAATATAGTTGCCCTCTCTTACTGGAGTATTTTCGTATAAAAATCTATTAAATTTTATGTTTGATAATTTCATTTTAAAATAGTTTAAGTTCGTTGTTTACGTCTATTATAGCACCGTTAAGGTCTTTACTTAAAGTATCTAAAATAGATTGTCTTTCTTTTAAAATAGTGCGTCTAAACTCATTTAATAAAACTAAAGAGTTACCTGTGTAAATACCTGACTTTACGCTATGTCTAACATCCGCTAAATGGCTATTATTTGCTAAAATTTTAGCATCATTTTCTTTTAATCTTAAAATTGTGTCGTTCATCTTATATTGTTTTTTCGGTAAATGTTACAGTTTTCTCGTAGTAGGTAATTACGCATAAAGGTTCTATTTTTTTTATAATATCAATAATTAACATAGGCGTTTCACTTTGATTACATATTTCAATTTGATCTTTATTATTTATTGTATGATTTTTGAAAGTTATTCGATTATAATTACCATCTAAAAAGTAAGTAATTGATCTGTAAAAATTCCAGTCAATATCATCAGAAATATAAGAGGATTTAATATCTGCAATTTCACTAAATTCTTGGGCAATCGTTTGTAATTTTTTCATAATATTATTGTTTTTATATTTTGTGTTCTGCAAATATATGAATAAATTTGTAATAAAAAAGAATTATTTTATTATTTTATTGAATTTTTTTATCGTACATTTGTCAAATAAAACAAAAATATGATAACTAGAAAAGACACAAATATAGATTTGCTAATGGCAAAGAAAGGAATTAAAAGGGATAAGGACTTGGCTAGAATTATAAATGTAGAGGTTTCTTTGCTTTCTAAAAATTTAAGAAAATCCATTACGATTAAAACACTAGAGCCGATTTGTAAGGCTTTAAATGTTAGTTTAAAAGAGATTTTAAAATAAAAAACAAAATGAAAACACAATCCTATTTTAAAAAGCAAAGAGAAGCCATTTTAAATGACACTCATAGAAAAAAGTTATTCCAAAAATTATTTGAATTATACGCTAATTCTTTACCTATGGTACTAAAAAAAGAAAATGGAGATGTAATATTTAGTTACTCTGATGAAGTAGAAGATAATGCTGAAAAGATTAGGGAATTAATTAGATTAAGAGATAACCAAATTTTTAGTACAATTTCTAATTAATGGTAACGTAGGATGATCCAGAAATGGTTGTAGACATATATCTTAAAAACAATCAATTGTTTTACAACGTATTGGTATAAGTATAGTGCGGAAATAATAACTAAAAATAAATAAAATGAAAGGATTGGAAATGATTACGAATTTAGGATTAACACTTAATAATGGTGAATGCCTTGAAATGATTAAAAAAGAACGTGGCTACATTGAAAGCCATATTGAACAAATGAAAAAAGATAAAGAAACCAAATTTGATGCAATGAAATACAAGGTTAATTTACTATGTGCTTACAATGTTTTGATAGAATCGTTTGAGCAATATTTAGGACACGAAAAGTAGTATTCACTACAACTAATAACAAGGATAAGATTAGTTGCGGAAATAATAACAAAACTTTATAAAATGAAACAAGAAAAAATTAATTACAGCGAAATTATGGGATTGGGTTTTACGGAAGAAATATCTGAAGATAAAAGTTATTATGCTAAACACGGTTATAGCTATTGCATAATTACAAAGAAACTAACAAAGAAAATATACTTGGATTGGGAAAAGGAAACTAAATTATGTAAAATGGTTCGATTATCAAAACCAAAGACAGGTGATATAGGTGCTGAATTACCAATTAACAACCTAGAACACTTAAAGGAAATGATTAATTTTTTCTCTGACGAAAAAAGAACTGAGCCTAATTATTACGGACTAGCCTAGAATTGTTTGTAACTGATAGGCTATGAAATGCAAGGCACTCGAAAGAGCTGGCAAAGTGGACAGGATAAAATGTTGTGTACAGACAAACCACATTAAAGACTTAATATCTGCCTTGTTTTTTATATACATTGTTACAAACTGTGCGGATTATTAAACTAAAAACTATATTAAAATGACAGTAGAATATAAAAATGAAAAATACAACGTAGAAACACTACACTTCTATGATGAGTACCTAAGTATTTATAAGGGGAATTTATTAGAAACTGAAACTATAGAAGTTAGACTAAGTGAAGTTACAAATTTAACTTTATTTGGTGTTAACATTACCGAAGGGGAGTATTGCAAATAAGCGATTTCATTGAGTGAAAAAATAATTTAATTAACACATAATAGCATTTAAAAAGACCACATACCAGGCTATTATTTATACAAATTGTTATGTGGCGTTATTTTAATTATGAAAAAAAGTATTAAAGTTTACCTATACGGAGATTCGGGAAAATATTTAAGAGAGTTTAATTCAATAGATGAATTTACTACTAACTTTAATTTTAGTAGCAATATTTTTAGTCATAATGATTGGTTGACTGATAAAATATATCATTTTAAAGATGGTAGAGTTGCTTCTTTAGAAAAAATAGGTAGAAAAGGAGTTTTAAAAGCAAAAAGATATAAAAACAATAAATTTGTTGGAGGTGGTAAGACACGTTCTGAAACTTGCTACAAAAAAGAAAAAAAAGGAAAAGTTTTAATGTACGATTTAGATGGGGATTTGATAGCTGAATTTAAATCTATTTTTCAAGCAATTCTATTGACTGGATTCGACCAAACTTGCTTTAGAATTAACAAAAAAAAAGGTTTTAAATTAACAAAGACAGGCATAAAGATAGTAGTTTTATCAAATGCTACATAACTGTGAAGTATAACAAATACTAATTCAAAAAAATAACCTTAATGATGGATTTTATTTATAGCCATTGTTAGCAAACGTTTTTCTTATGATTAAATATTTTCCTAGATATAGTGATACAGAATTGCCTGATGATATGGGTAGAATGGCAATAACTGCCATTTATAAAAATATTAGAATTGCTTGGATAAGTAGACTGGAAGCAAAAGGTAAGGTTGTATTTATTGTTTCTTGCCATTTTCCAACTATGCAAAATGACACAGCAAATGAAAATAAAGTATGCTTTAGTTTAGATGAAGCAAAAGAATTTGTAAAAGAGCGTTTGGAATGGTTCTTACGAACTGTTTCTTAAATGCACCCTAACATTCACTAATAGGATTTGTTGGCCATAACCGCAAACAACGCATCCAATGAATTATATACATTGTTGGCCATCTTTTAAAAAGGGCGCATAACAGTGAGAAATCAAAGAAATACAATTATTATAACTATATTTGTAGTGTACTTAAAACAAACATTATGACTTTTATAGAAATAATTGAATTAAAAAGTAAATTAGAATTAATCACAGATAATTTAAGCGATAAATTAAATTCTTTTCCAAGAAGTAAAAGCGGTTTAGTTTCTGATGAAGTAAGAACAAGTGATGCTTATAGAACTTTAAAATCTAACTTTAGCAAAGCGTTTGAAAACCAAAAAGTAATTTCTAAATATGGCCAAAAGCATTTTAAAAAAGAAATGAGAGATTATTCTATGGCGAAAAGATTTAAAAAAGGTGATGAATTTTTAAAGCAATTTTCTTAATGGCCTACATATACCTAAACAAAGAAACAAACAAGATAACGCCTTACGGAAGCATACAGGCGTTATCTGGCCACGAAAATATTAAAAAGGATAACTTATACACTCATTTTGGCCGAAAAGCTAATGCAGAGTTTGAAAACGATAAATACAGAATTGTAAAGGCCGAAATTATACGATCGAGTAAGCCGACTGAGTAAACGCCCTTTTTTATTGTGGCCAACTTGTATGGATAAAAATTGAAGAGTATAAGCGTTCTAAAACAATTAGTAAGTAAATAGTATTAATAAACAATAACAAACCATTAAAAAGCACTTAAATAGCTTTGTTTTTTATGTTTTGTTACCCAACGAGCGGAAAAAGCCACATTAATTTTGTAAAAATTAAAACACGAATGAGTAAGAAAAAGAAATTATTAGAATTATTTGCAGGTAGCAGATCGTGGGGTAAGATAGCTAAAGAATTAGGTTACGAAGTATTTTCTGTAGATTGGAAAGATTTTGAAGGAATAGATTTAGTAATTGATATTGAAAATTTAGAAGAAAGTATGTTGCCTTGGATTCCAGACGTTGTAATTGATGGTAGACCTTGCACAACTTACTCAATGGCTGCAATTTCACATCATAGATTTGAAGATGGAAAACCTAAAACAGATTTTGCTGCTAAATGCGATAGAATGAACATAAAGTTAAACAACTTTTATAAAAAATGGAATTGTATTTACTACATAGAAAACCCTAGAGCAATGTTAAGAAAAATGGATTTTATGAAAGGTATGGATCGCACAACAGTAACTTATTGCAGTTATGCAGATACAAGAATGAAACCTACTGACATATTTTCTAATAACATATTTGATATGTTTAACCCTAAAGGATGGAAACCGAGAGCAATGTGCTTTAATGGAAATACTAAATGCCAACACGAACCAGCACCACGGGGGTCTAAAACAGGAACGCAAGGATTGAAAGATAATTATGAACGTAGTAAAGTGCCTAAAGAGTTATGCGAAGATATTTTAACGCAAACATTAGCCGTACTGCTTGGTGGCAAAAAAAATAATTGTTACTAACGTATTGTAATAGGATTTGCGGCGTTTTTTCGCCAT